ATAGTTATTGTCTGTTGCTTCGATCAAATATGGATTCAAAACATTTAGAATGTCTTGTCCGCTTTCGAGTTTCAGTTGGTTGGTGCAATGGTTAGGCATATATTCTATTTGGTTTGTTTTACTGGTGTCATGTTGTGAATAGTCACATTCAAATACCCTGTGACTGGTTTGGGTGCTACTGCTTGAAGTCCACTAATGATCTTCTTCAAGTAAGAAATAATATATTCGGGATTTTTACCCTGCACACGAAGGTTATCTACGATTTGTTCTATTAGGTCTGTTTTCATTTCCAATGATCTACGATTTTCCAGTTTAGTTTGTCAAGTGTTTTTTCAAACGACTTGGTTTGTTCCATGATTGGCTTTAGCAACCAACCAAAGTCTCTAAAGAGAGTGTCCTTGATACTCTCTCCGCTCAATCGTGTCAATACAATTCTTTCACCACGACAATCAAGTTCGTATGTCTTGTTCATGTTAGTAGTTTCCAAATTCCAATTCAGTTTGAAGTTCTTCCCAACGATCTTCTTCATAGTCGAGTTGTTGGCAATCTGCATCCACAATCTCAATATCCATTTCTGGTGAGATGTTGGAACGAATTGCTTCAACCATTCCACCTTTGACATAAATAGCAACCTTGGGTGTCTTGGCAATAGCTTCCAATCGTTCATCAATATGGTCTGCGATTTTATCTTGTCCTGCACAACGAAGTGCATTGATTGCATTGAGCAATAGGACTTGTTCCGTATCTGGTAGTGGTTCTGTTATTTTCATTTGGTTTTTATTTCTTGGTTGAATTTTAGCATCTCTACGAATACTGGTGTTGATTCACCAGCATAAGCACCTTGAACATTGTATTCAAAGTATTCTTCTGCTTCTTCATTTGACATATCCTCCAAGAGTATGTCAATACAAAATCCTCTATCGTATATTGCGAATGGAGTATTGAATTGCCTTCCTACTCCTATAAACGCATCTTCAAATCCATCTGCGAGGAGAATGTTTTCATCTTCTCCTAACATTTCTTCTACTATCTTGGTTAGTTCTTCTTTTGTCATGGTTAGTTTTAGTTGAGGTTGATTACTTCATCGGAGAAGTCTCCTTCTTCCAAGGCATGACTCCAATACCTTGAATCTTGCTTCTCCTGCTTGCGATCCCAATAGATACACCGAGCAATATATGGAGGCAAGTCTTTTTTAAAAGAATTTTTAACCCAATGGGATTCCAGTTTGTCATACATTCGATTGTGTTTGGTTTGGTCGAGTTCGTATGCTTTGAACAAGTGTGTATCCAAACACACTACTTCTGCTTCATCGGGATATATCATTTCGATTGCGAAGGATGATTTGGCAAGTCCAAGACCAGTAATCTCCCTCACGATACGATTACGAAAACCAGACCAATTTTCTCCATCTCCCTTATCAAAGTTAGATGGATTAGACCAGAACTTTGTGGTGAAATTTGAAATGAATTTTAATCGGTTGTTGTGTAGTCCTACTCTGGATTCAATTAGTTTATCTTTTAATACATCCCAACGATTCATCCAAGTCCACCAATCTTTGATGTTGTTGTATCCAATTACATTTCGTTCCCAAGTGGTATGAACGCTCATAAAAGCGAATAAGAATCTTTGGAATCGTTCTGAATCATTGATAGGTTTTAGTTTCTTCCAATAATCGAATTGGAATTTAATTTCGTTATCTTCGATTGAATCGAAGAACTCATCTACTGGTTGTGTATTCATGGTTGGTTGGTTTAATTGTTGTCGAGAATATCCATCGACTTGTTTCGAGAATATCCAACTTTATGCGCTTTGCAATATGAAATCGCATCACGCAAGTTTCGGAAGGATTCGCCTCGTCCTGCAAACGAAGGATCAATCAAATCCATTACATTGTAGGATACGCTTCCTTCGATCTCGTCTCTGGTAATAATCAGTTCTGTTTTTTTCATTGGTTGTGGTTGGTTGGTTTTTATTCTAAATGTATTTTTTTACTACTAACGACTGCTTTCTTTCTCCATTATACATGAAGGTCATCAAGTCCCTCCCATATATGTCCTCCTCTATATTCAGAAATTCTACATTGTCAACAGGAATTATTTCTCCATTTACAATAACACAAGAAATTTCTTCTGGCATCCAATTACAAATATCTTCTTCCATGCCTCGAAATTATTCCGTTTTTATCCTATGTCCAGAACTTTTTTTATTTTTTTTGTGTTACATTATGTAACACAATACATTACATATTTTATTGTGTTACATGAGTTTCATTGACTTTCTGGATCGAGTGGGGTAGGATTGATTCGTGGATAAATTCTATTCCTCTATATCGCCGATTGATTGGTTCCATTCCGATCAATCGGTTTTTTATTTAGATTGGATTTTCATGTAACACAAATGGTTATGTAACACAAATGTTATATAATACAATACATTATAATACATTACAATATAACACAATATAACATAATGTATTACACATAATTATAATGTAATATAATAAATCACAATATATTACATACAATTATAATACATTACATTACATTGTAATGTAGTAATATGTAACACAATTACTATTATTTGTAACACGATAGTTACTATTATTTGTAACACAAAAAAGCCATCAAAAAAATTGATTACTTTTTAAACTTAAACGGATACTTGAAAGTATGTATTAGGGTTGTTTTCCAACTCCGCAATAACATTTAAATCATCGTCAATAGAATCATTCAATACTTTAATAATAACTCCTTTAGAAGTCGTAAAGATTCTATTTGTAAATCTTCCATCATGTAAAGGGATATATACTTCTACTGGTTGCTCCTCTTCATTATCATTGTTTTGATTTTGGTTATCCGGAGGCATTTGCTGAGGAGCTTGTTGCTGTTGTGGTTGTTGAAGAATAACAGGTCGTTGAGGAGCAGATGGTTGCATTTGATTCATCTCCTCTTTCAAGAATTTATTTATAAGTTCTGTTGTTTTTGTATTCATGCGTATTGCTATATTATAATGTTATGATGTGAACTAGTGTGGTAATGCTACACCATGTTGCATTAAAACAGAGTGTTGTATTAAAACACTTATGCTTTTCCTTGCTTCATCAATTCTATCAATGATGGTCTTTTTGCTTTCTTGGATCGTCCTTCTTGTCCTTCTACCAAATCAACTAAAGCATCTAACGTATTACCATTATCCTTTAAAGCATTTACGAATTGTCCATAAGACATACCTGATACTGCTTGTGGCTTAACGTGTGGTCTTTCAAACTCTACACTAGAGGAGAAAGGAGAACCGGTAATTTCACGATTAGGTCTTGTATGAAATCTATATTCTGTTTGTTGACCTTCTGAATTAGTATAAGTTACATATCTTGGTTCTGTTTCTTCTTGTCTTAAATCTGACTCCTTAAATTCGGATGATTGAAATACCAATGTCAATAATTGACCCCAAGCTACGTATTTTTCTGGAGTCTTTGAAAAGTCTTTATATTTGTCTAAAAATGGTTGGTTGTTATCTCTTTTAGCTGCTCCTGCTTTTCTAGCAAAAATTAATAGTTGAGCTTGTGTAGGAATTTGACCATCCTTGGTTTTTGGTATGTCAATATAGTTGGGTGATGTTTCGGTAAAAAACATATCCTTTATTTTCTTAACAAATCCCATTCCAGAAAAATATTCTTTTCCAACTTTAATTTTTTTATCCTTATGTTTAAAATCCGAAGCAACAACTAAAGGATATATTAAAAATTTTGGATCGGATGTTGTAATAAAATTGTTAACATCATTTTCAGTGTCCAAATTTGTCAATGCTTCTTCGAGTGATATGTGACCGCCTCTTGAGCCTACGTTTGCTTCATTTAAAAATTGTTCTATTAATATATCGAATTTCATATAGTTTATATATTTACCAAAGTAAAAGCTATTATTTTATAAAAATAAATTATTGGTTATTTGCTACTTTTTTGCATAAATAACTCAACGATATCAATATCTGTTATATTTTGATAATCCGTTTCGTAATAATTAATTTCATTATTAATTAAAATTTTCCATTTTTTAGTGATTTTTTCTCCAAAATGGGTGTTTTTTCGTCTTTTTTTTCCATTTTAATGTACTTTTTTCTGATTTTTAGGTACTTTTTTTATTGATTTTTGTCATTTATATCCTAATGGAACGTATGTAAAAGTCGATTTTAATATGTAATACACCCCCAAAATCAATTCTTTAAATCTTGAAAATGCTGTTTCTTTATCTCCAAATTTATCAATTCTAGTTTTAAAATCGAATAAATTGTAATTTATAAACATGGGTTTTATTGAATATTTCCAATCATCTTTAAAAAGATTAAATCTTATTTTCCATATATTCTTATCAAAGAAATTTTTTCTTTTTTTAGGATAATAAAAAACAGGGTCACTTTCTTTTAAAACATTTACATATTCATATACGTTTGGAGGTTTATTTTTCATTGTCAAAATATAAATTGTGTTGTCTTGCTGCTTCTAAATATCCTTCGGCTTCCAAATAATATTTTATATATTCTATTTCCGATTCGGTAAGCTCATATTTTTCATTTTCCGGATCGTATTCTTTTTTCTTTTTTCTTTTATATTTTATTGTTATGTGTTGTTGATTTAATCCATCTGGATTTAATACTTTGACAGAAACGTTTAAATTTCTGATAACCATATCTACAGTATAAGGAATTGGATTCGTTAATTGTAATTTATTGTTTTTCATTTTTTTGATATTTTCTTTGTTAGAAATCGTTTTAGATCACAGGAACAACATTCGTTTATACTACAATAGTCACAAGTTCTATCATTATCAAGATATATATCAGGTCGAAAACACATATTTTTAGTGAATTCCGCACATGCTTTTTTATCTTTATTGAGATCAATAGTAATCCTTGGTTTATTTAAATCGATTTTAGGCATTTCCCTCCTAATTTTCTCAATCTCCTCGTAAATTTCTTCTTGAGTTTTGATTCTTTTTACTGGTGGTTTTTTCTCTTTCTTTGGTAAGGTCAGAATCTTACAATCTTTGCACATAGTAGATTTAAGCATTACTTCTATGTTTCCGCCAGCGGCTTTTAATGCGTGTCTCATTCCAGCACCTTTTAATTTTGCGGGATAAGCTTTACATTTACAACAAATTATCTCGTTATATGGTAATTTATTGTTTTCTTTATGGTAATCCAACCACAGTTTCATATTCTGAAACTGATCTTTTGGTATTTTCTTCTGTTTCGCCATTTCCTATATATTAGTTGGAATGTTGAAAATGGCAATATTTTTTTATATTTTTTACTTATGGTATTCTAATCAGAGTAAATTTAACTGAAAATAAAGAACTTGTTTTTGAAATGATTTCATGCTGTTTTACAAATAATCCGTTTATTTTGAAATTTTCAATATGTTTTAAAATTTCTTCATTCATAAATTTTTCTCTTTGTCCAAAAGTTAAATTTCCAGGTTTAAAGTTTATTCTTATTGTTTGTGTTTCCATGAAAATTACTTAATTTAAAAATTACAATTTACAATATTTATAATTAAAATTATTTAAAATTGATATTGTTACAATAAATATATCTATATGAGACGTGATGATATTCGATTGAATCAAATTTATTTTCAAATTAATAAACCAAAAAATACTATAAATGAAGGAATTATGGGTTGGATAACAGGAAAATCAAAAGTTCAAAGAGAAAACGATTCCATATTAAAAAAAATTAAAGCATTGGAAGACGATATTAAAAAATCTGGACTCAATCCAGAAGATTTTATTGACTATAATAAAATTAATTATGTATTTAAAGGCGAATCTAAACCAGAAGAACAACCAACTACTGAACAACCAATAGAGATACAACAAACGCCAGAGATTCAAGCAACACAACAAACACCAGAAGTTCAAACTCAAACTGAACCAATAGTACCTCCACAACCTGCTACACAACCCGATATTAAAAAATCAAAGGTTGCGTCCAAACCAAAAGTTAAAGTACCAGAATCGAAATATTATTTCGTTCCAAATAAATTCGTAGAAGATAATCCACCCAAAGTTGGTCAAGACTATGTATCTATCCCAAATACTTTAGAGTATTTAGGAATATCTCCAAAAGAATATAAAGAACTATCTCAAATGGGTTATCTAGGAACTAAAAGAATAGATGGAGTTCCATATATTCAAAAAAATCTTATTGAAGGTCAAAAATATTTCGAAATAATGACATATCTTAATAATAAAGATATGGAAGCAAAAAAATCTTTAGCGGATCAAGAATCTAAAAAAACATCAACTCCAAAAATTACACGTAAAAAACCAGCTGATACTAAAAAAACATCCGCTTCAAAAAAATCTACCACCACAAAAAAAACATCTAAAAAATCGTAATTTTTTTATTGACTTCATAATTTTATCGCCTACATTAGGAATGTGGTAGTAATTTATGAGTTTTAAAATAAAATCTAATGATGATTTTTTAGAAATTGTTGTTACAAAACAATTAATAAAAGAAGCACAAGATAGAAATCAATATTTTTATAGGAAATATGGAAATTTAGGAACCAATAGAATTGATAAAAAAAATCAAAGAATAACTGGATATCTCGCGGAAGTAGTTATTAAACATACATTTAAAAAATTAAATTATAGTGATGATGATGAAGTAGATTTTATATCCGAATCTAAGTTAATAACATTAGATTCTAAATCTCAAGGGTGTAATGGAAAACCAAAAACAAATTACGTTGGAACTTTATATGAAAATCAAAAAGATAGAAATTGTGATATATTAATTTTTTCTAGAGTAAAAAATACGCATGATTTGGTTTGGATAACTGGTTTTATAACTAAAAAAGAATTTTTAAAAATTTCTAATTTAATTCCAAAAGGAACTAAAAATAATAATTTCACATATGATGAATCAAGATATGAATTAGAATATAGTTCATTATACAATCCATCTTTATTGTTATAATTTTTGTTGACAATACAAAATTTTTATCTACTCTTAATAGAGTATGAAACTAGCATCAGTAGAAATTATCAAAAACATACGCAATCATCCTAATGCTGATTCTTTGGATATTGCCGAGGTATTAGGTTGGCAAACAATCGTAAAAACAGGAATACATAAAGAAGGAGATAAAGTTGTATTCATTACGATTGATAGTATAGTCCCCAATACTAATTGGTTTGGATTTTTGGTAGATAAAAAAAATCCAGATAAACAAATAAGAATAAAAAATATCAAACTTCGTGGCGAATATAGTTCTGGTTTGGTTATTCCTATTGCCGACTTCGACGATCAAATACGACAATTGCAAGTGGGTGATGATGTAACTGAAATTTTGGGTATTACAAAATATATAAAAGAAATTCCTGCAAATCTTTCTGGTGAAGATGCAGGATCATTCCCAACACATTTGATATCTAAAACCGATGAAGATAACGGATTAAATGATCCAAACCTTGTAGCAAAAGTACTGGAAACAGATAGTTATATAACAATAACTCAAAAGTTGGATGGTAGTAGCATTACAGTTGTTGTAGAAGACGGTGCTATAACTCAAGTCTGTAGTAGAAATCTTTCAAAGAAAGACACTGAGCAGTCATTGTTCTGGCGGTGTGCCAGAAAATTAAACATACCAGAAGGTTGGAGTGGAACAATTCAAGGTGAGATGGTTGGTAATGGAATACAAAAGAATCCAATGAAACTCATCGACAACAAAATATATGTGTTTCAGATTAAGACTGATGATGGTTATATGGATTATGAAGCAATGGAAAATTTTTGTAAGAATGAACTCCAATGTGACATTGTTCCATTAATTGCAAAATTAGAGGTTGCATCTACGATAAAATTATGGGAGAATCCTCTACAGAAACTTCAAGAGTTGGCTGATAAACAAAGATACGATAGTGGACTAGTTGGTGAAGGAATAGTAGTTCGTCCATCTTCTTATCCAAGATCATTTGAATCTCGCCGACCTTTAGGTTTTAAACTCATCAATAGAAACTATAAAGACTAATATGTATAAACTAGAACGAAAAATATATACCTCCGGTGTTTGGCAAGAAGTTATGTTGTCTCCTTTTAAAACGAGGGAGGATGTAAAGACATATCATTCAAAATATAGCAAATATTATCCAGATCCAGAAGATAAAATCTACAGAGTAACTAATCTTGAAACCGGAGGTATGAAAGTAATCCGATGAATTTATATAAAGAATTATCTGAATTGGAAGACATGAAAGAAAAATCTAAATCTCAAGCAGATGAAATTTTAGATCATTATTTTACTGATCCAAAAAAAGCTAAAAAGCTTCTAATTGAATTAAATAGTATAGAAAAAGAGTTGGAAGAATTAGAAGAAGAATTTAAAAAATTACAAAATGAAATTTCTTGATGTCATAATTGAAAATAGTTCTGAAAAATACGCAAAACTTTATATACCAGCATATAAAGCAAGTCAAAATCCAGACAATGGAATTACAATTCAAAATAAATCAGCATATTATGTAATCAAAGATTGTGCATATATAGCACATCTATATCTTCCAATATATGTTTTTGAGCAATATACAGAGCCGTTTAATCAGCTTAAAGGAAAATTTAAACGATCAGACATTGAAGAATTTGTAGATTCTACAAAAACAAAAAAAGTAAATGATCATCTATTAAATTTGATTCTAAGTAAAGCTGAAAAAGATATTTCAATCGAATCTAAAAAAGATATAGCACCAAATTTTGAATCAAATGATCCTTATGGTGAATATGGAATGGAAGTAAGTCACAATCAAATTTCAAATACAAATAATTCGAAAACTGATATATTGTGTGAATTATTTAATGTAAGTAATTAAAATGAGAAGCAAAGATCAAATTCTATTAGAACAAATATATTCTAAAGTTATAAAAGAATCATTATCGTTCGGAGATGATTCATCCGAACCTAATTCCAGATTATCAAACCAAGTATTTGATGTTTTGGGTAGAAAAGCAAAATTAAAGATTGAAAGAAATGAAGAGGAAGATGATATTTGGTACAGCTATAGTTTCGTAGATCCAGAAACAAAAGAATATGTAGCTACAATGAATTGGGGTAGGGGTGGAATGACAGAGCAAGATATTTTAAATTATATTAAATTAGGTCTTCCTGCTGGCGTTTCAAGAAAATCAAAAGATTCTTCGCTCGCAACTAGGTTTAATTTAGATTCTGATACTTTAAATAAGTTCATGAACGGAACAGCAGAACAAGAAGGTTTAGAATTAATTCCTAGAGGAAAGTAATTGACATTTTTATAAAGTAAATATATAGTATTTATAAGAGTTGGTTCCCGATGATCCAATAGGTGGATGACGATTCACGAATACAAAATCGGAAATTGATTTTTGAAATTAGATAGAGTCGGACGGGAATGGTGTGCTGTGCTGTTCTTAAAAAGCTAACCGTTGCGGACCTATCAACCAGACTCGATTAGGCAGAGGGTAACAAGTTTTCTTCGTCCAACGGGATCACAACTCGGTAGCCAATGAAGAACTTTCTGGTTTTTAATTTTTTTATTGTAAGTATATTTGTATGAAATCAAAAGATCAAATATTGTTGGAGAGCATATATTCTAAAAAAGTTTTAAAAGAAGGATATAGATTAGTGGGACATTATAATACCAGAGCAAATCCTAAATATAAAAACAGAAGAGAACATAACGATATTTATACAACCGGAATTGGACACACAAAAGAAGAAGCATTAAAAAATTGGCTTTTTCAATTTTATGGAGATGAAAGCATAAAAGAAATTCCAAAGGACGTAAAATTTAAATGGGAAGGATGGGATTATGATGATGATTATAGTAAGCCTCCTTACAATGTACATGATGCAGTTGATATTAATGATATAACACCAGACTCAACACCACCGGGAAGTGTAGCAAGAAGAAGAACCCTAGATGCCGATGAATTGGGAAAAAGATCAAAAATTTCTGGAATAGAAAAAACTTCAGATGAAGAACTTCTAAAACAAATAAAAGAAAAAGAAAAAACAGTAGCTTCATTTATGGGTGCTACCCTTTTAGCAGGTTTAAAAGCAGAGGCTCAAAGAAGAGGATTAATGTAATTAAATGAAATCAAAAGATCAAATATTGTTGGAAGAAGCATACTTAAAAACTTTATCAGAAAATGAAAAGTTTCAACCCAATGATCCAGAAATGGAAGAACTTTCAAAAGTTGGTATGGGAGAAGAATTTCCAGAAGATGAAGATCCAAGAAATTTAGAAGATGATTCAGAACAAGATCTTTCAACATATAATGGATATTATCATTATATGATAAAAACATTTGGAAGGGATGCTATTTCATATGCTCATAAATATATGGAAAAAGACGAGTATTCTGACAATCTAAGAATGGCTTTTGTTGGAGATCCAAAAACAGAAAGTCTTTATAACAAAATAAAAGATCAGGGATGCTGTGGATATGCAGACAACAAAGAAATTCCAACAAATCTTACTAGTGGAAGAAAAGCATATTTTGGTTATAATTACGGACATTAATTTATGAAAGGCAAAGATCAAATTTTATTGGAGACTTTGGTAGAAAACATCTATACCCAACAAACAAAAGACGAACCTTTGACTAAAGAACAAATGATCGAAGCACAAACTCTTGCTGACTATATTGAAAAAAATATAAATGTAATTAATCCCGAAATGAATTATAAAACATTGGCAAATGCAATTAAAATTATATTGAAAGATTTTGGTAGTCATAATATGCCAGCATTTGTGGAAGAAATTCTAAAATGAAAAGCAAAGATCAACAACTCCTAGCTGAAGCTTATAGTGTAACTATTTTAAAAGAAAATAATAGTGACTGGAAAGATGCTCCTGATAGCTTGGGGTGGTGGTGGTTTTATGGTGATGTGACATATGGAGCAATTTTAGATAAACCAGCGCAAAAAGAATTACACTGTGTTCCCGTTGTTCACAAAATGGGAGAGACGTTTATTTCTCCATATAAAGGTATGATGTGGTACATCAAACCATATGACCCAAAACATAGTAAAAGGTTAAGCGGTAGAGAAGGTTATCTTGGATACTGGAAGAAGTGTGACCTTCCCCAATTACCAGAATGGAATTTGGAATTTAATTAAATAAAAAAAGATCAAGTTTACAGCAAAATTGATTGACAAATCCACTATTCGGTGGTAAGTTTAATACACAATAAATATTCGACATATCGAATAACTGATCTTTGAAAAATTTATGGGGATGAAAGGATTCGACTTTGGATTCTAATTCCACAATGCATGTGAAGGTTAATCGATGGCCTTCTAAAAAATCGATTGAAAACTAAATGCAGACGATGATATGTCTGATCTTTTAGCCGAAGCTGAATACATCTTCAACAACGCTGACGAGTTCCTCGGTGGCATTGAAGAAGAGTCTTACGCTCTCGCCGCCTAAAAGCCTAACGGTAATCCTCTAACTCCGTTTTGAATCGCAGAGGGTTTTGGGTTGTCGGGTAGCTTCAATGTAATATAAAATTATCCACGATAACAAATGTCGTTACTATTTGTAGGAAAGTAGATATACTATGATATCCTTATAATATCGAAAATATCCAAACATGTGAAGAATTGTGAAATGAAAGTTCATTGGACACGGCTATCGTATGCCGTCATCTCCACCATTTGATTAGAATATGTGCAATAGTTCAAGTATGACTCGATCTATTGCACATATTCTAAACAATTTGTTTGGTGTTTACAATTCATTGTAGATCATTGCCTCGAAAATGAAATGGTGCTTAATAAGGTGTTTCGAGAGTATTCACAGCCATTCATCAAACGAAGTTTTTATTGCAGAGTGTGAGAAGTGGTATCTCAGGTGGCTCATAACCACCCGCCCTTGTGCCTCGCAGGTTCGAATCCTGCCTCTGCTAATTTTTGGGTAGTTCGCATAGCGGCAATTGCTGGAGACTGTAAATTTCCTCTCTTCGGAGTTCGCTGGTTCGAGTCCAGCACTGCCCACCATTTTATTGACGAGTAGCTCAGTGGTAGAGCGATCGGCTGTGGGAGAAGTAGGTGACGTAATTCGAGTTCGATTCTCGTATCTCCGAGATTAACCGATTGGTCGTAGGTTCGAATCCTACCTCGTCAGGATTTTTGGTATATAAAAAAGTGATCTACCAAGATAAATAATAATATATGAAATCAAAATATATTATTAAAGAGTGTAATAAACATGGAAAAACAGAATTTGTTTTAGAAGGTAGAAATTATCATCGTTGTAAAAAATGCAGATCCGAACACGTCAGTAAAAGAAGAAGAACGGTTAAAGAAAAATTAGTAAAAGATTTTGGAGATAAATGTATAATATGTGATTATTCAAAATGTATAGGTGCTTTAGAATTTCACCATTTAATACCAAATAATAAAAAATTCGGTATTGCACATAAAGGATTAAGTAAAGGATATAAAATTCTTTTAGAAGAAGCTAAAAAATGTATATTAGTTTGTTCTAACTGTCATCAAGAAATAGAAGCAGGAATAGTTAAAGTAGATGATAATCTTTTACAAAAAAATAAAAACATCCTTGATAAATTAAAAATTTAAAGCAGAATTAGTTTAATGGTAAAACGGGAGTTTTCCAAACTTTAGTTGAGAGTTCGATTCTCTCATTCTGCACCAACGTCTCTATAGTGTAACGGTTAGCACAGTACCCTTTCACGGTATTAGTAGGGGTTCAAATCCCCTTAGAGATGCCAATTTAACGCCTCGTTAGCTCAGTTGGTAGAGCGCGAAATTTGTAATTTCGTTGTCATCCGTTCGATTCGGATACGAGGCTCTCTTTTGCGGAGTCGAACCAAACCCCTTTTGGGCTACCAACCTGAAAGGGGTTTATTTTTTATGATAAAAGATAAGTATTAATTATGAAGAAATTATTTATATTTTGTATTGCGTTACTATTTTTAAATAGTTGTACGGTTTATACTGAAAAACAATCAGAAGCGTTATCTCGTTCTGTTTACGCAACAAAAGATTCTTTAGATAATGCTCGTTTGGATTTAGCAGATAACTATGTTAATGAATCCACAAGAATAGTAAAACCCCCAAAGAAAAGAATAGAAATTCAAGCAGTATACAAAAAAAATATAGAAACAATAGGAAGTCAAAGTAAAGTTAAGCCAACTATTATTAATAAACAAAGAGTATTAATAATTCCAGAAAAATATAAAAATGATACCGTTGTTGTTGTGAGTTCAGAAGAATATCAGAAACTTTTAAAAGATAAAGAAACATATGCTCAGATTGAAAAAGATAATAAAAATTTATTAGAAACTAAACAAGCTGTGGACCAAGAACTGATTCGTCAGATGGAATATAATGATAAGATGATTAAAGACTTAAATATAATGCAAAAGAAATTAGTAGAAAAAGATCTTGCAATTTTACAAAGAAATGTTGTAATAGTTTTATTGCTCGCATCAATAGTTGGAGCAACTTATCTTAGAATAAAAGGAATACTTTAAAATATGAAAACATTAAATAACATAGGAAAATATATCAATGAATTTATTTGGAACCACCCAACAAAAACTGTATTTATATTAGGTTTTATTGTTGGATTTATTTTGGGAGTATTGATCTGATGGATGATATAATTAAAAAATTATCTGATTTATATCCGCAATTTGAATTTAAATCTAATTTATATTCAAATGCAACTCAAAGACCAGTTGTTCAAATTTATGCAGTATTGAGTTGGTTAAATGAACAACCAACCGAACTTGAAAATTTAACAGACGAGGAATGGAATCAAATAGAAGTAAACGAAGTTAATATTGGTAAACTTTGGGATTGTTTGGTTATGAATTCCGGCGAAAAGTCTTTTGATGGTGATATTAATTTTGAAGCATCATTAGACAAATATAACAATTTTTAATGATTAAAATTGATAGTGACGATAAAAAACTTAAAACGATGAGTGCTAAACTCACCTTTTTAAAAACATTTCCGATATCAGAAATAGACAATAAAGATATACAATTAATTTGTAAAAGTTACAGAAACGATAATTCCAGTCTTTTGAGTTGTTTGGTTTTTTTAGATAAACATGAAGATTATCTTTATAATTGGTATCAAAATAATCATATGTGTAATGTTTTCTATAATAGAAAATAAATATACTATATGAAATTTGATTTTTTAATTGAAAAATTTACTGGAAATAAAACATTTGTTATTATTAGTGGTATTCATGGGGATGAACCAGCTGGTAATAAAGCTGCTGAACATTTTAAAAATCAAAAAAATGTTTATGTTATATCCAACATAAACAAAACAAACAAAAGAAGAGTTGATGGAAAAGATTTAAATCGACATTTCGATACACCAGATAATAATGATTTTCAGGATAGATTACTTTTAAAGATAGAAGAATTGAATCCATCTGTTGTAATATCATTACATGAGGATGATGAAGTTGATGGCGTATATGCTTATTGTTCTCCAGATTTGGAAGAACATATTAAAACCTGTTTATCGGATATAGATATAAAAATTTTAAAACAAGCGCATGGTGATGAAACAAATGATGGTGTAATAACAAACGGAAAACAACCATACAAGGGAACATTAGAAAGAGCATTGAGAAGAAGAAATATTTCTTATTGCACAATAGAAACACCGTCCAAAGAAAATTTTGAAAAAAGAGTTGATTGTTTAAAAAATATAGTGTTTAATATATTAAGCACTAATGAAACTTAAAATACCAGATACGATTTACGAGCTTGGAATAATCAAATGTAAAGAACCAATTTATATTGATATCTATCATGTAGATCGTCATAATAATGTGGCATATTTCTCTTGGGATTTTGGAATGGATTGTAAAGTATTTTTGGATTCTTGGATGTTGGAAAGTAGAGCACCAAAAGGAATTAAAAAGAAAATTATGAAACAAATTGAATATGATTTGGGTCATGCTTTCTTTCATTATGAAGGAGATCCAAATTACACCTATTATCATTGGGCGTTATGTGCTTGGTTAAAAGATAGAGTAATACTTGACGACAGTGAAGATTTATACTATAAGTGATATATGAAAATATTCAAAAATTGGGAAGATGATATTAAAGCATTCGTGATTTTCTTAGGAAAAGACACGATTTTACAAAAAAGAAGAATGAGAAATATGTATAATCAATTTCATAAAAAGGGAGATCCTTATGCATATAAGCAATATAATGTTCAACTTGGGGCTGCTATGCAATCAAGTTCTATATATAATATAGCAAAGTATCATTTTAAACTTGATAGTTTTACCAGAAAACACATAACAAAAAAATATGAAAACAAAAAAATCCAAGAAGATTCAAATTGAATTTGATTATGATCATCTTGCTGTTCTAACAACAGCACTTGAAGTTTTTTCAAGACTTCGTTCTGGTCAGGTTGATATGGCAATGAGCGAAGCATATTGGGATAGATTGATTGATTGGAATGAACGAGAAGCTATCCACAGGCATGTTAGATATGTAATGTTCCCTTCTTTACCAGAAAGAAGATATGATGGTCACGGTGGATTTTATGATCAATATAATAATGAATATGATGAAAGTGGTTCTATAATAAAAGAATCGGAGGAATGGAAAAAAAAGAAAACTTTTCCAAATTTGGATCATCCAAATTCATCTTTTGGTGTTGGTAATACAAAGGAAATGAGAGAAGGAACGATTGCATGGGAAATTAAAAAGGTTATTGAACAATATCTCCACTATGAGCGTAATGATGGTTATAGGAGAATTTGTGATGTTAGTGGAGATGGAGTAATGAAATTTTCTGATGTTGAACCGCCTCAGATTTTAGATTCTATTAATGGATATTGGAAACCACAAAAAGAATTTAGAATTCCGCAACGTTATCAAGAAAAAGTATCTAAAGCTATAAAAAATAAAGAATATAATCAAGCGTGGGATCTTGTATATAAAGCATTTGAAAAAAATCCTTTACCGAAAGGTAATATGTCAAGTATACAAGAAGTCTCTGGGTCATATTATGTTATAATCGAAAAACCTTATAAGTTGAATGAAAAAGAATATTGATAGAAGCGTCTTAATATTAAATAAATGTTGGATACCGATTAATACGACTACAGCAAAGCATTCATTTTGTTTGATGTATTCCGATCATGCAAAAGGTCTTCTAGTTGAAGATGATAGAATTCTTCCATTAGAATGGAGAGAATGGATTTCTTTAAAAGTATCTGAAAATGATGATGTTGTTAAAACCATAAATGGTGCTATTAAGATACCAAATGTTATCGTGTTGAATTATAATGATACAATACCAAAACAAGTTGTTAAATTCACTCAAAAAAATCTTTGGGAGAGAGACAATTATACTTGTCAATATACCGGTAGAATATTAAACAAGAAAACCGGTAATATAGATCATGTAATTCCAAAATCCCAAGGGGGAAAATCATCTTGGGAAAATTGTGTATTGGCTCACAAAGAAATTAATTCTAGAAAAGCAGATAAGACACCAGAACAAGCGGGATTAAAACTAATAAAGAAACCAACGGCTCCTAGAGTAATGCCAGTGTCTTTCTATATTAGAAATAAAGATGAAATAAAAGATTGGAACGTATTTTTAAATATATGAACAAAATAAGAAAATATTTTTTTGAAAAATTTGGAATATATGACTTTTTGGATTTGTTTCCATATAGTTATAGAATGTATTATTATGATAATATACTTCCAATTTTTAAACCAAGACATGAAAGATTAAGAAAGGTTATACCTAGAACATGGCGTGATATAAGTTCTTTGTTAGTTGATGTTAATTTTGAATTTGTAAAATCCTTTTATGAAGACGAGTACAAACAAAATCAAATAGATTGGTCTTCATCAGAAGAACATAAAAATTTTGAAGATTGGTTAATTAAATCATATAGATATATAACAGTAGAAAGACCAATTTTACAGAAAAGAATGGAAGAATCTTATCCACCATTAAGACCATTTGTTGAAATGTTTAAACCAATAACAGATAAAGACGGTAGAAAATTATTTCAAATGGTTGATGATGGAATTCCATATGAAGTAAAATATAAAAAAGTAAATGAATTAGAAAAAGAAATTTCTGAAAAAGATACAAATGTATTAACTGAACTAATTAAATATAGAGAATTTTTATGGACTTGAACTATGAAAACTATAATTGAAGAGATTACAGAACTAACTGACGAATGGTATGTTTTAATAGGAAAAGACCACCACAAAGACCGTGATTGTCATTGGTATATAGAAACTAAATGGAGTTATGGATTTCCACCAAAATATCTAGTTTGTCATCATGGATACATTGTAGATGAAATCGAAGAAGAATGTGATACATATGAACTTGCATTAACTCGTTTAAAAGACATATTGACAGAAGAAATAAAACAATATAGAATATATCAAACTAATGACGACGACACAACTGGATGGTAATAAACAAATATTATTTTTAGGCGATACCCACGGAAATTGGAATGAATTGCTTTTTAAAATACAACTAAAAAAAATTTCCAACGCTAATATTATTTCTGTTGGGGATTTAGGAGTTGGATTTAATCCAAGTCGAGATATGGTAACTTATGGGTTACTTGATAAAAAATTTAAACAGAATAATATTAATTTTTATGCTATTAGAGGAAATCATGATGATCCTATAGCTTTCAAAAAAAATAATAGAATATGTTTAGATAATTTTGAATTGGTCGAAGATTACTCTGTTTTTGAATATAATTCTAAACTTATTCAATTTATTGGTGGTGCAGTATCTATTGATAGAACTGGAAGAACTGTAGGGGTTTCTTATTGGGAAGATGAGGGTGTTGTTTTTGATAGAGACGCCTGTCAAAAAGTTGATATTCTTGTTACTCACACCGCGCCATCATGGTGTTTTCCACAACAATTCAATGAAATGGTTTATGGATGGTCGAGAGAAGATGCTTATTTGTTGGAAGATCTTACCGATGAAAGAGCAGTAATGGATGAGATATTTAAAATATGCAATCCAAAATATCATTTCTATGGACACTTTCATTCTAGTTGGACGGAAAGAGTAAATGGTTGCGTATCTAAACTTTTAGATATTAATGAATTATGGGAATTTAGACAATAATATAATGTTTATCTTTTAATAAAAAAGTAAATATTATGTATGATAGCACTAACCGCAACACCATGTTTTTTCATGAGTTCTTCTATATATAAAGAATTTATAGAAGAAAGAGAAGAAATTTTAAAACATAAATGGCTTGAAAGTGAAAAAAGGGGTTATGATATAGGGTTTGATACAGCTTTGATCGATTGGATTATAAAACATAGAACCAAATGGAGAAACTTTAGATATAAGAAAAATATATATGAAAACTAAAACTAAATTAATTTTATCTTTTATCGTGTTTTTAGGTGTTTCTTTGTTTTATTTTTGGTTGATGTTCTATAAAAATATAGTATAGTAGTTTTATGAAAATAAAACTTCCATTAAAAGAAGAATATTTTAATATTATTCCAAATAAGTTTTGTGGTTTGGATAGTTATTTAATAACTCCAGAAATTGACGCAAAGTGGAATCAGAACAACTTGTTTTATCGTTCTTTAATTACGGACAAAGAAGGTAATGTTTTATCTTCTGGTTTTCCGAAGTTTTTTAACTATGGAGAAAAACCAGAATGTTATCCAAACCCAGAGGATTTTAACGATTGGAAGATAGAAGATAAGATAGATGGTTCTCTTCTTATAGCAGATTATGTTAATGATAAGTTCTCAATGAGAACAAGAGGTACGGTTTCTTATTCATCACAAGAGAATGCTAAAGATTTTGAATTGTTACCAGAAAAATACCAAAAGGTAGTCGAGTTCTTAAAAGAAAACTCACACATTAGTCTTTTGTTTGAAATAGTAACACCCAATAATGTTATTGTTGTTAGACCACAACAAATAGAATTCTATTTTATTGGTGCTATAAACAAAAACGGAATGTGTGTTGTTTCTTCGTCTGATTTGATTGATATATGGAGAAAGATTGGGCCTATCCCAACGCCGCAATCATATAACTTCCTAGATACTAATGATCTTTCTAAAATAGCAGAAACTATAAAATATTGGAAAGGTAAAGAGGGAATTGTTGTATCATATAATAATGGCCAGAACAGAATCAAATTAAAATCTGATTGGTATTTATTTTGTCATAGAGTTAAATCACAATTGAACTCACAAAACAACTTAATTGAATATTATGTTGACTCTGAAATGCCATCATGCGAAGAGTTCTATAAAAAAATAGAATCAGATTTTGATTTTGAGATAGCATTACAATTAAAAGATGAAATAGAAAAAATTTGTAATGCTGGCGATAGCGTAAAAAAATATATTGACAATATATTGGAAATGGTCCATGATATTAGAAAAGTAGAATCTAGGAAAGAGCAAGCGGAAATGATTAAAAGAAATTATCATGAAAATTCATCATATGCGTTTTCTATATTGGATAATAAACAAATATCTAGAATACAATGGATAAAATTAATAACACAAAAATTAAACCATGAAAGTTAAAGAATTAATTGAACGTCTTACGTTGGAAGACCCCCAAAAACGTGTAGTTGTGCAAGGTTATGAGGGTGGTTATGATGAGGTTGATTCTATTCATTTAGTTCCTATAGTTAAAAATAAGCACAAACAAGATAAATGGTGGGATGGAGAATTTTTAGAAGTAGTTGCTGATGATTCTGATGAAATAGCATTACTTTTACCTAGAAAGTCATAACATGAAAATATTGAAAAAAATACTCGGTAAATTTCTACATAAGTTTTTTTGTTTTACGTCTAAATTAGTAATTTATGTACGTTAATTTTACAATTTATAATTTTACAAATAAACCAAGATTTTGGTATAAACTAAAATGGTTTCATAAACAACTATCTAAAAATAAAAATTTGGAAATTGAAACTTTTTTTTCAAATTATAACTTGTTTTCTTTTGAGTTTGATTGTAAACTCACTGGAAAAGATCATGCTGGTATTAGATTTAAACTAAATGTTTTTGGTTTAGAAATAGAAATAAATTTTTATGACTCCAGACACTGGGATTATAAGAATAATTGTTGGGAAGAATAATTTCTAATTGACAAAAATTTAAATTATATTATTTTTATATTTATGAAAATAAAAAAACAAAGAGTGACGGAAAAAAAAATAGGATCAACCAAAATTAGAAAAACTGTAACTGTAACTGTTACTAGACCATCTAAGAGGAAAAAATAATATGAAAGAAGAACTACAACTAGAACTAGTAAAAAAATATCCTAAGATTTTAAAAAATTTTAGAGGAGATCCAATGCATACATGTATGGCATGGGGGTTTGAAGTAGACGATGGTTGGTACAAGCTTCTAGATGAATGCATGGAAAAGATGCAATACTTCTGTGATCTTTGTTCTAAAGACGGAAGAGAAGTACAGGTAGTGGCTGATCAAATTAAAGAAAAGTATGGAGATCTTCGATTTTATGTAAGCGTCTATGGTGCAGATAAAATCGAGGATGATATTATTGACGACATCATTCATGAAGCAGAAAGAAAATCTAGAAATACTTGCGAGGTAACTGGTGAAAATGGCGTTCTTTGTAAAAGAGGTGGCTGGTTTAAAACTCTTTGTAGAGAAGAAGCAAGAAAACAAGGTTATGTTGCTTGTTGTGAAGAAACCGAAAAGTTTTGGAAAACAAAAGATGAACAAGAAATTACATCTTGATGACTTGGAAGACTACGCTTTTTATCAAAGCGGATTATCTGCTGATGGATGTTTGAATAAATTAGATACATATGCAAAAGAATGTATTAAAAATTATGGTAGAATTCTTTTGAGACTTCAGAAGCAAGAAATAACTGATTGTTTAAATCATTTTAATGAAGAATAATTGGCAACATATTGGTGTTATATTAACAGGAATTGCTGCTCTAATAACAGCTGGTGTTGGTGTTTATGATAAATTAAAAATTGTACACCAAGAAGTTTATAAACCAATCTTAAAAAAAGAATATGGTATTGTGGATGATAAAGATGGTTGGGTTAATTTGAGAGAAAAACCAGATATTTCTTCATCATCAATTGCTAGAATTTTAAATGGAACAAACTTAGAAATACTTGACAAGTCTGGAAATTGGTTTAAAGTATATACTGAAAGCGGAAGAACCGGATACGTCTTTAAAGATAGATTGATACTGTTTGAGTATCAAACAAACAAACAATAATTTTATGAATCAGAATAAAAATAAACCAGATTGGGTTATAATCTCAATTGTAGCTATAGTTATAACATCACTAACCGGAATGTGTATGAGTGAATATATATCATACCTATCTACAAAACAAAAAAATGAAACGATTAGAGAAGCAATTGAAAAAAATTGGTCTATAGAAAACATTCAAGGACTTTTAAACTCAACTAAAAATGAAAACTAAAAATTACACACCAGACGGACAACATCCCGAAGATGCTATTTTTAAAGTAAAAACATTCATAAATGAACTTCAATCGGTTCAAGAAGAATATTTTATAAAATTAGTAAGAGATTTAAATTTAACTAAAGAAGGAGAAGATTGGCTGTTCGATTATGTTTATAATACAAAATATGATGAAAACTATGATGGATTTGAACACTATCTAGAAAATTTTAAAAAAAAGTATGATGATATGGTTTTTCATGATACTATGTATAATGAATCCGTTGATGCTTTATTACCAACGGATTTTGGAGAATTTAGTCCTATGTTTCATATGAGTTCTTATGAGTCTGATTTGGAAACCGCGTTTCCTCCAGCATATAATGATAATGAGCCTATTTCTTTAGGTTTGGACACTATAACTGTCAATAATCAAAATGCACAATCGGACAATCAAATTTAAATTCTGGAATCCACAAACCAAAGGGTTTATTGAACAATACAAATATAGTGGATATGTTGATGAATTGTTTGAGCAAGATGATATGCTTATCCCTTGTCAATATACTGGTTTACAAGATAAAAACGGAAAAGATGTATACGAAAATGATTTAATTAAAGTGGATAAGAATGGATTTGGAGAAATTCGTACTGGTAAAATAGGGTTTAAATTTGGAGCATTTTGTGTTGAATATTTAGAACCAA